GAACCGGCTAGGCCGCAATGAGCTTATTGTGGAAGCGTTGACAGAATTGGCGAGATATATCCATCGATCGCTGTAATATGTGAATACACCTCTTTGGCTACTTGTTGAAATAGGTATTTATTTTCGCCCTATAGTATCACTATAACTGGAACGCTCTAGGAACGTTACCAGTACTTAATCGGAACAGAATTGGAACGGAATTCTTACTATTTGTCCGTTCCAAACCCGTTCCAAACCGTCCCAACCCAGTACCCACAACGTTTACAGGAAACAAACTTATGACTTCTCTACACTCCTTCTGCAAAGATCACAATCTCGCTAAGTCCACAGTCCATCGTTGGCTCAAAGATAACGGTTTTGATACTACTGACGGTCTTAGTCCCGAAACAATCACAGCGACTTTAGCTCATTTTTGTCCTGAACCAGAGGTACAACCGGAAATAGTCGCTGAAGTACTAGAACCCGAGTTTGAAACCGGTATGGTGCTGCACAGCCCCGCCGCCGCTGGCATCGTCCCGATCAGCATTGCCAATTTAACTATCAACCTGACCCAGGCAAACACCCAGGCCCTTGACCAGGAAGCTGCACATTTCCATAACGTGACTTCTCAGGGATTAGCCGCCATTGGGGAGTACTTGCAAGCTGACTTGGTGACTACGGTTCACCATACCATCGCTCAGAATCGCCACGCTGTAGCCGGTTTAGCAGCCCAAGCTACTGTGAATCTGGCTAACGGCTTGGGAAAGCCTCCAACCGCACAAACGGCCTAATTATTGCTTTGGCCCTAGTCATCTTGGCTGGGGCCTCGGCAACCGTTTTGTCGCGATGTTCACAAAATCCCCAAAAATACGACACTGTGACTACTGTGAATACCGTGACAGAGGAGCAAAAACCGCCTCATCACAGTAGTTTAACCCGTCACAGTAGTCACAGTAGTTTAACCCGTCACAGTAGTCCAAACAATTTTCACAACGAGGAAAAAACAATGGACACCACTTCTATAACCTCTCTAACCGAACTAGCCAAAGAGTCCCTGACAGCTTATCAAACCGTAGCCGCCCGTGATTACGGTGTAACCAACGTTAAGCAAGCGTTCCCTATCGCTTCTAGACCTGATATTGCTTTTCGTCCTAAGTGCGATCAGCTTACTGAGGTTTGGACTGCGGAAGGTCAAACTGTATTCCTTTTTCAAAACGAAGAGGTCTATAGACTTGAAGGTTCGCATAAAGCCTCTAGTAGCGAAAGCGTTTTAACCCTTAGTTCTGCTGGCGTTTGCGTTACTGGTGGTGATACTACTCTAGCTCCTCTTACAAGGACCGTAGACGTGCTTAATAAGGTAAACGCTACCAGTTCTACGCCTATTACTGTAACGACTGTTCAAGAACCTTCTGAACCCCTTACAGCCAACGTAGAATCAGCCTCGTCTAATTCTTTTAGTGGTCTTCTATTGATCGCAGGCTTAGCAATTTTAGGAACTACTGGTTACCTCTTTTTCAAAAAAACTGGCACCAAACGTACCCAATCGACCCCTAGCGTGACCACCAAAGTTGATACTAACGAGGAAGGAGGTGATATTGAACTAAATCTCTAAAACGCTTGTGTCACAAGGCTTTCACAGATTTAGCCTTTTCACAAGTTTTTTCACAAATAATCTGTGAAATTTCACACTTTTTCACAGATTTTTTCACAAAATCAACGAGTTCACAAGGGTTTCAGCCCTTTCACACCCAAAAAAACACTATTTTCTAGGAGTTTCACAATGCACGGATTACGCGAGTTTATCGAAGACGAACCCCAAAAAGCTTTAATGATTGGAGCTTTAGGTTTTGCCATCTTTATCGGATCTATTAACTACTTTTCTCCTTCTAACGTGGCTACTCGAAGAGAGTTGGCTGCTACCGATAAAATCAGCATCCGAGAAAAAGTAGAACGTGATCAATTACAACGACATCTAGATCAAAGCGCTGCTGACGCAGAGCTTCGATTTCAGAAAGGTTGCCGTTTAGTAACTAGCGCAGACGAGTTTAATCGTCCTATCTCTATTAACGAGGGGATGCTTATTGTGGACCTTGTCACGAATCAACCATTAGCCGATAACACTGTCGTCTGCACTGTTAACGGTGAAACCGCCGTTATTAAAGACGGCAAAACTTCAAATATCAGTATTACTGGCGATCGCAACGTAGTTCAGCAAGCTATTGAATCCGGGAGGGCAAACTAATGTCGGCTTCTTATAAGAAACCCAACGGTGGAATCACCCCTATTATTTTGTTCTGGGTACTCAAGGGGCTTTTACTTTGTGGTCTGTTTTACGTTATCGCGTCTAATATCGAACCTTACTCTATTTGGGCGCTCGGATATCTTAGTGGCGCTCTAAACGGTTGGGTTGCTACTCTTCCTTTGATTGGGACTTTATTAACTATCACATCGAGATTCGCCGGAATTATTATCTGGTCAATCGTTCAAATCGGTGAAGTTATGCCTTCTTTGCTTCTTGGATCTCCCTTGGGATTAAAGATCCTAATTTCAGCGGTGGCTCAAGAATCTAAGGAAGGTGCAGCACAAATAGCGATTGAAGCTTCCGACGACGATCTTATGCGATTTTTGAAAAATCGTTTCAATAAGATCAATATAGCCCCTATCAACACTTGGAGACGGATTCAACCAATCTCTTACGTTATCGACCTGATAATCCTTCTTCAAGTGTTCCCTCCTCTAAAAGACGGTTACGGATACCAAGAGATTCTGATGACCGTGAATTTTGCTGGTGTCGATTGGGGTAACGTCGTCCAAATGCTTATTACGATGTTCGCCTTAGAAGGCGTTATCTGGGCGTGGCAATTTATAGATCGCAATATCTATTTAATTCGTCGCGGTCTAAAAGGTTAATAACTACTACTACCCTAGGAGGAAAAACACAATGTCCACTTCTTTAGAACTACGAGCCGAAGCGATCCAAGCTGTTAGAACTACAGCCGAATTAGCTTTAGCCGATAAATACCTAAATCACTCTTCTGCTGTTGTACCCACGTTGATTCTAGCTGGTGGTATATCTCTTTTTGGTGGACCTTTTATCGGCGTATTGGGTATCGCCGCTGGTATCGCTTACTGCCTCCAAAACGATATAACCTATCAGCGTAAGGCGAAAGAAGTTCGGTCTACTACTAACTTTACGCCTATCGCTCACGCCTTAAAAGGCCAAGACGAACAGTTAGATATAGCCAGAAAAATCTGGGACAATAAAGGAGATCTAAAAAAAATCGCCTACGAAGAGCGTTACGCTTTAGTGGACGATAATATCAAAACAATCGCTGCTAAAGCTGAACCCGTTACTACTACTGAAGGAGCGATCGTTCTTAATAGTAACGAGGTTATTCCCCGTAAGGCTATTGAAATCGATTCTGACGCGCCCCACTTTATTCTGATGGCCGGTACTCGGGAAGGCAAAACTAACGCCTTACGAGTCCTTCTAGACGGCTACGATCGCGTTAATTACGTGTCCACTAAAGCTACCGATCTAATCCCTACTAATTGGAATGGTGTTCTAATTAGTGGGAACACCGATCAAAAAGCTGCACAGCTCCAAAAGTTAGTTACCGATTGGGGTAATAAACTAGCAGCCCACGCCGCTGATCCTAATCTAGAGCCTGAATGGTTCGTTTTTGACGAAGCTATTCAACTTCAGACTTACGCTAATCGTTCTGGTATCAAGAATCTAGCTAAGGATATTGCTGGACTTCAAATCGAAATAGCAACCCAAGGTGCTGCTATCGGTTGCTACGTTGTAGTTCTGGGTCAAACTAAAAACGCTGGACCTTTAGGAATGGATTTAGATATAATCCAGCAAAATTTTCGATTGGTTCTACCTCTAAAACGGCAACGTAATATGGGGTCTACTATTATCGAAAAGATTGGTGGTCTAAGGTTGAACGAATCCCAGAAAATAGAGATCAACAATAATCCTAACCGATATTTCCAGCTTTGGTTAGGTGACAACGAAGATCTCTATTACGACGTTCTACCCGAATATAAGGGCGAACTAAAATCCCTTAGCGGTTCTACCTTTACCGTTCCTACTACTACTGAAAACGAGATCGCTCCTACTACTAATAGTAAGGTAGCTGATTTTCTCGTTAAGTATAATACCGAAACGGTAAAGTCAGCAGCGAAAAACAAAAAACCCAATGCTGTTACTGCGATCGCCTACTGCAAGCTCTTTAACGAACTTGACGACGCTAAGGAACTTAAACTATCCTCTCTATCTTCTAAATCCGCTTTCGTATCCACTTTATTTAATGGAGGCGTAATCGATAGCAGATCTAAAGATGCGTGGATAAGCCATATAACCAAACTGGTTGACGAAGGTTATCTAACTCTATCTGACACCACTATCTCTTTAGGAGCTTAAAACGATGGAAGGCTTTTTCAAACCTTGGAAAGATGGCTTTATCGAAAATACGTTTAAGCTATCAGGTACGGTTCTAATTTTTCTTTTCGTTAGCGGACTTCTAGGAGCCGGATACGATCCAGTACTATCTAATCCCTATATCTGGGGTCTGACGATAAGAAACGCTCTAACCTCTAAATAATCCTCTTCCGCGTCAATAGAGCCCTAACCCGGCTCTATTTTTTTATATTCTTAGGTATCGTAGACTCTATCGCTACTTAAAGATATATACGAATTAAACTCGTCTATCTTAAAGATATAGACGAAACGAGGTCGAATACAGTGACGAACCAAACGAAACTCAATCTAGTTAAGCGCCAATTTGTCCAATATATTTTGGGTAAATCGCTTTTAGAAGTAGGAAAAGAGTTTGGTGTCTCTAAAGAAACCGTTCGACTAAACTTTCTTAAATATATCCACCCGAATTACCAGCAGCTAAAAAAGTCTGGTGTCAGCGCTGAGGTCAAACGATATTTATTATCGAAATATCAGAGCGATCGCAACAAAGACTTAATTAGAAATTGGTTCTTCGATAATCTCCACGATATTTTAGAGGTGGATAATAACGATGTGTCCTTCTTTTCCGAAAATAAACTTAACCAATTAACCCGTGCTGAAACGGGAAAATATTCTGACCTTTTAACTTGGCCACAGTTTTGAAAAATTACACACGCGAGAGGAAAAAAACAATGGTTACCGCGATCAAGAATAATAAAATAGAAATCGTATCGTTTCTTAAACGTAAGATCTCTAGACTCGAAGAAGAGAACGCTAATCTACGGAAGTTAGTTTTTGTGGACTGCTTAACGGGCTGCGGCAATCGACGCTTCTTTGATCAGTATATTAAAGAGCAACTGAATATTGCTTACCGCTCTAACAGTACCGCTTCTCTTTTAATTATCGATATCGACTTCTTCAAAAAGTATAACGATAGCCACGGACACCAAGCTGGCGATCGTCTACTTTCGGCTTTGGGTAACGGTCTAGTTCGTTCTATCGAAAGAGCGGGCGATAAAGTTTTTCGTTTAGGCGGCGAAGAGTTTGCGATTGTACTTCCTAGTACGAGGAAAGAGCAAACGCAACGGATCGTAAGCCTCGTTAACGAGGTGGCAAGACAATTGAATATAACCGTATCTATTGGAGTGTCGGATACCAACGAAACTCCTAATATCGAAGAGCTTTATACGATAGCGGATAATCGCCTCTATCGAGCTAAAGCTTCTGGCCGCGATCAAGCAGTATTCAATTAACCTACTGGAGTAACCACGATGAACACTTCTTCCTCTTACGAATGTCGGATTTTAGTTTCTACCAAGACCGCAAAAATCGAATACGAACATTTTGCAGGCGAACCTCCCTGTCATCACGTCTATAATAAGGGTCGTTTAGTATTTAGTAGCGAAAACTACTACGAAGCTAAAAATATCTTCGATAAGCTGAATTAACCCCTTCCAGAATCGCCTACAACGAACGAAAAACCCCCTTCAGGTACAATATAACCTGAAGGGGGTTTTCCTTAAATATACTCTCTAAGGCCCCTAGAAGCCTCTACAAGCGTTTTGTATACTATTATACCATTAACTAGCCCTAATAAAGTAATTAAGGACGATCGCTGGTTGTGTTATAGAAAACGGTTGGTTATCTCCAGTATTATTAACTTGGATATTCGCAGTAGAGCCACTAGCAGAAGCGTTAATAGTCGAGGTTTGTATACTTATGCCTGTCCCAGCACCACCGATAGTTCCGCCAGCGTTATTAGCTTGGATACTTATATTAGTAGTATTTGGGAAAATACCCACGTTTAGACCGCTATTGGCAGCAGCCGATAATTCCGCACCTCCAGTATTCGCGGCTAAACCTTGGACAACTACCTGCCTATAGGTTACGTTAGTATGGTTGTGCCCTGGATCGTTTATTCCGTGCGAGTGCGGTACAGGAGAAAAACTATGATTGTGTCCTGGATCGCTAACACCGTGCGAGTGGGGCGAAGTCGTAATAGAGTGCGTGTGAGGCGATTGAGATACGCCGTGAGAGTGAGACGGAATATTAGCGATCGATAACGTAGCAGTCTCGGAACCTATTAATTCTCCTACGGTTCTAGGAGTAAGCCCTGTACCGCTACCAGCAGCCACAATAACGCGTCCTACTAGATTAGGTAGTCTAAACGTACCGCCAGCGTCACCCGGTAGGTTATAGGTAGTTCCTATAGCGCTAAATAATTCAGGATAAGTTCCGGTACTATAACTAGACCCGTCACAAAGCAACCATCCTGTAGGAGGATTTACTCTAGCGCTAACTTTTAGATCGCCAATAGCAAACGTAGAGCTAGTAGGTATAGCTAAAGGAGCGATCGCGTCTATACTTTGAAATCGCAGATCGTTTAAGGTGGTTACACCGGCGTTAGTGATAAATCGGGAAAGAATAATCCCTATTTGCGGATAGCTCGAAGATTGCACTATAACGCCTTCAGAATTTACGAATATAAATCCTGTAGTATTATTAGGAAGGGTAAGAGTACCAGCAGCGATCGATACGGTGTTACCAGTAGTCGTAATAACTGAAGTAGAGTTCCAACCTACAGTTAGACCGCTAGTTACGGTTACTCGAAGACGGTTGCGCCAATCGTAAAAACGAGATTTAATTTGATCGCTGCCATCGTCTAACCAATCGTCTATTACTTTTGGACCGTGGCCGTATTCGTCCGATCCGTCTAAAATAGGAAAACCTGCCGCGTTCGCTAAAGAAGGTTCCCAAACGTCTCCTGAAATCAAATTAGGTCTGCTCATTGTGATTTCCTACTATTTTTCTAAACGGTTTTTTGATAATTTACTGAAGCGAACGAGTCAAGAGCGATCGCACCACTACCCGCTACTGCTTCGATAAATAGGCACTTTATTACGTTAGGTAGAGCCGCATCGTAGGAAATCGTAATATATTTACGACCTGAAATTACCGTATTAGTAGTGGTGCTACCGCCGCTAATAATTTGGTCCACGCCTGCTGCGTCAGTATAACCTACTCTAAACGTCCAATTGTCGTAGCCTGACGGCGATAGCACGTAGAGATTTTTTACCAATAAACCTTCTGTAAACGGTTTAGGTATTAGTTTTTTAGTGGATACGGTAACGTCGTTAAATTCTACAGCCGAAACGAAATCAGGTCGAATTAGAAGGATTAGGTTAGGATCGTTCGCTAAATATCTAGCGATCGTAAAAGCGCCAGTATCTAAATTAGCATTAGATATACCAGTAGGAGTTAGCGAAGCGAATTGAACGGTTCCTACGTTAGGAACAATCGCGCTAAATCTAAATAAACTGGTATCGCTATAAATCGGGGTAGCAGGAGATCCCGTTTCACCGATCTTTTGAAAAAATTCAAAGACGTAAGGGATTTGAGACGTTTCGCTTTCGATTAACGTTATATTAATAACGCCACTGGTAATAACGAACGATTTAGTAACAGGTAGTAACCAACTATCTGGGTTGGTCGTGTCATCAATAAGACCTCTAGATAAACTAATATCTAAACGTCCGTTAAGAAGCTCTCCAGCCGAATCTTTTAACGTGCCTACTAAAGTGGCCATTTTAATACCTTAAATAAACCTACTGAATCTAATCTTACCGAGATCGCTCAATACCAACGGGATGTTGTTGGCGATCGCTAATTGATTTAGAAATTCGACTTGTTCTTCGCTAAAAGAATAGTCGTGCAAATTCCAAAGTGCGATCAACGGCTCGTCTTCGTTTATTAAATCGCTGCTATTTCTTAACGTCTGTAAACGTCCTATAATAGCTGAAAACAGTGGATTAGTAGATAAGACCAACAAAATATCGGTAGCACCGATTATAGTATCTACTAAGACCTTCCAGTTAGAAGTAATAACTTCGGGTGGTTGTACCACTGGTTCAGGCGTATTACCGTCAGCTAACCAGATTAAATATTCTTGGTAATCGGTGTTAGCTGGATCTAGTGGGATAAAAGAATTATCGATAACCCGAATAATCGAATCAGTGTTGCTTTTTGCGTACATTGTTTAGGCCTATTTTTGGTACAAAATTAAAGTTCGGCACTAGCGGCCCAGTTGCAACGAAACCAGCCTAGGGCGGAGGTAGCTGTGGCAGGACACTCAATTCTAAAACCACTAACGCCTATTGCGACAGAGCCTGCAACAATCGCGTTGCTGTTCATACTGGTAGTTTGACCACTAGATAATAACATTGTTGGAGTTGTTCGTTTTTGAACAGCAAAGCCGACCCTTACATAGTAAGTCAGTCCATTTGTGACTTGCCCGGACCACATCGCCGCCGAATCCTGTGGATTTCCAGCTTCTTCATAATACCGCTGACACATCGCCAATTCGGTTTGAAAATGTCTAAAAGAGAACGGTGTTGCTATACTGCCCGATTCAAGCTGCACATCGCCAATAGTCCAGGTGCCGGAGGTTTGAGCACCAACAGATAACACAATTTCTATGCCGGTCGTAGCAGCGGCGGGGATACTGATCTGAGTTGAATAACGGGTAACGGTGCTGTTTACCGTAAAGGTTCCGGTAGCGATCTGAGTACGGGTAGGGCTGGCTAGGGTTCCGAATGCGTTGGCAGTATTCGCGTAAAAGGCTGTCCAGGTGACCGTAGTCAGTAGTGAGTTAGCCAGATCGACGCTAAGAGTTGCTGTGGTGCCTGCTAAATCAGCGCTATTGAGCTGCTCAATTCTTTGCCCAAACCCAATAGCGGTGACACTGGCTGCGCCAGTAAATCGATAACGAAATAGGCCTGCTGTTGCTCCTTGAATCCGTTGGCCGGTAACGTTGCCCCCAGTGCAGTACCCATACCAGCGATCGACGCTGTAAGCCAGGGCTGCGCCAGTCGTGAATGTTTGAGCTGCGCCATTATTCCGCTGATCGACAGCCAACCCGCCATTAATAATTCGATTTCTATTACCCGATAAAGGGCCTCCATTAATACTGGAAACCACTGGAGCAATAGGAGAGGCCAGCTTAGCCGTAGTGATCGCACTATCAGCGATCTTTGCTGTAGTAACAGCATCATCAGCGATCTTAGCCGTAGTGATCGCACTATCAGCGATCTTTGCTGTAGTAACAGCATTATCAGCAATATCAGCGGTAACTACAGCAAGACCTTGGATCGTCCATTCGTTAGTGTCACGTTTACGCAGTACGATTGATTGGTATTGGCGAATAGTTCCTGTTAGATTTCGTAGGGTTACGCCTGAAGCCGCTACAGGAGTGATCGCACCAGATCCAATATTATAAATATAGATTACTGATCCGATAGGAAAAGCTGTCGTATCGTTTGTAGGAACCGTTAGATCTCGTGCTGTAGAACTATTAAAAGTTACGACACGACCTAAATCGGTCAACGCTAATTGATAGTTAGTAGTGTTAGCCGTAGTTTCGTTTAGTAGAAGTGGTGACAGTTCAACGGTAGAAGCTCCGTTTTTAACAAAGAAGCGATCAGAATTAAAGTTAACGACGGTGCCTAGATCGCCAGCGGAGTTTCTGACGATAGGTAATCCATTGCTAGAATACAAAACAAAACCATTAGTAGGATTTGTAGTTGGTTCAGTACTAGCATTGGTTAATCCTAATACACCACTACCGCCACCAAATTGAGGCGCTGTATTATTAAGTTGTAAACCTTGTTCTGCTACAACGTTATTATCGAATACGACGTTACCTGTGAACGTTTTAGTGCCACCAATACTTTGATTTGATGTGTTGTTGACGTAACCATTTAGATCGCTATAAACTTGAGTTTCTAGAGCATCTACAGCGTCTAGTGCTGCTTGGTTAACGAAGTCAAACAGATCTTCTGCTGTGGTCCGTTTAAGTACGTCGTTTTGGGCAATAATCAAGGTATCAGTTATACCGATACTAGCGACAATATCAAGGTCTGATACCTGACGTAGAATTACGTTATCTCTACTTAGAATTTGTTCAGTCATCGTAGTAAAACCTATACAGTAAAAGCGTCAGTGTGGTCAGAAGAAAGAAGAACGAAATTATCTTGATTTAGGAATCCAAGCACTTCGTAGGTGATAAAGAAGTCAGACGAATAAACGACCTCTTTGGAGCACCAGCAAGGTCCAAATAAATAATCCAGTTTTTTGGTTAGGACTTCTTTAGGAGTGGCGTAATATTCGTAGGGTAAAATTATTTTATAGTCCCAAGAAATTGTTCCTAAAGGATCTCCCACTACGTTTCGTCCGACAATAAAACTTTGACCTTCTTGGATAATATGTTTAATGTCAAAAGCGTTCAGTACAAAACTTAATACCAAACTTGTACCTTTTTTAGGCCATATCAAACTAAAGGCGTTATTTAGCAACGATCGTTTTGTGTTAACGTTCCAAGTCGTACTCCAATATTGATCAGTAAATCCAAACATAGGTGCTAGAAAATCCAATATAATTGGATCGCACGTAAGAGGATTTAATTGTCTTGGATAATCGTCAATTTTATCTCTAATTTCAACAAGAGTGCGATCAAATGGTGCCATCAGCCATTGAGAGATCTCGTTATCAGTGTAACCACCATTTATTCCTGGTAGTAAACCTGAAGCTGGCTTGTTGTCGATATACCATCTTTTATAGACTTCAGTTGTCATAACCAACCTCAAAGATTATCAAGATCTCCACGTCCTAATTCAAATACGTTACCTAAACCGTCTGATAGTTTAATATTCAAACTACGATATTGGACAATCGAGTAAGCGTTATCGGGCTCAATATTGTTAGGCAAATCGTTTAGCAATATATAATCGATAAACTGAATACCTTCTACAAAACGTAATTGGTGTCGTACTTCTTCGATATGAAGAGTTTCGCCAGGTCTAAAAGACCTTGGAGATAGGTAAGATTTGATCGATTTTTCCAAATTATCAGCTATCGTGGCGGCAGGTATAGCACCATCTATTCTAGCTGTAATATAAATATCGACGGGTGAAACTTCCATTGCAGAAACGTACAGCGTAGTACCTAATAAAATGTTAGGTTGTAAAGCTGATTGAACGCTATTTAATAATCCGATACCTGCTGGTACACCTTCTGTAGACAAACAAAATAGATGGATAGCGCCAGGTTTTTTTGTAATTTTATCAGGGCCTAATAGACCGATACATTTAGCAGCACTACCAACACCCATAACTGTAACAGCGGCTTGTTCAAAATCTAATTCAGATACTAGATTTCTTATACGAACTTCTCTAAAGCCTCTATTGATCGCATCTTCGATAGGTTCAGCGTCACCACCACCTGAAGCAGGAGAAGTGTTAATAACACTAGCTAAGAAAGCTAAAGGTTGGGTGATACGAGAAATAGAAAAAGCTGGTAAGTTATATTCGGCTCCTGTCTTTTCAGCTTCAACGTCTACTACACCGTTGATAAAACCGGCAGGTATAGTTAAAACATTTTTAGTAAAGAATCGTAGATTATTAGAAATAGAAACGATTTCAAATCCAGCGGGTATTTGATAGGGTATATTACGTGGTGAACTTAACGTAAAAGTGACACTAGCAACAGCTTTTGTAGCGGGTGTTCTAGTCACACCAGCAGACGCTAGAAACGTTAATAAAAGAGAGAGAGGTAGTTTATTCGTTCTATATAAAAACTCTGCTTGAGCGAACGACAACGCTCTTACAAGGACTCCTAATGGATTACCATCGGTAAAATCGTTTAATTGATTATTGGATAAAAATCGAATAAGATCCTGAGCTTGAGAAGAGATCGTTTCTTCTGAACGATCGTCGATTAACGGGATATACGCTTCAATTTTACTGGTATCAATCTCAGCCATTAGGTCCACCTATAAACGTATAATTTTGTGTCTTCAGAACCTCTATAAGAATAGAAAATATTTAGAGATTCCAAATCGTTAACGACGTTAATATCAACATCTGGTATTGCCGCTTGTAAACGTTCTTTTAAGTTTACAAAAGTAGTAGTCGTTCTTGTATCGAATAAACCAGGATTAAAACCGTAAGAACTCCGCATAGGATTTTCCAACGGATAAGTATCTAAATAATGTCGGATCGCACTCTGAGCCCAATCGTCATCCTTAACTACTTTTAGATTACCGTTCTCTATTTCAAAAGGATATTTAACACCAGTTATCATTGAGATTACCATCCTTTACCAGTTAGAACATCACCTCTACTATCAGGGGCTCCTACAGTTGCGATCTGTTGACCATTGATCGCAACGGAAGAACCTGTTATAGAAACGTTACCTGTAATATTAATAGTAGGGGCTGTAAGCGTCACAGTTGATGGACTTTGTACTGATACACTACCATTAGTATTAACGGTTATAACGCCTCCTGATGCTGTTTGTAGCGTTATAGTGCGATCTGCTGTAATAGTATAACTACCATCAAGGTTATACATAAAATCCTCAACCACATTATTTTTGTTTAGTGGAGGATTTGTATCATTTACGCAATACAAATAGAAGGCGTTCGTATCTACACCATCAATACATAAAACTAAAACAGTTTGTCCTATCTTTGGTAAGGGTTCATCTTTTCCTTGTGTTGTATCTAATCGTCTTATCCAATGAGTTTCTAATTGTGGATTAGCAGGATTAACAACTTTGATACGTCTACGATTATCAGGATCATTATTGTTAGAAACGATCGCTAAATACGGAGCTATATTACGCCCTATCAAACTATTAGCAAACTTAGCCGTATCTTGTAATTCTGTTAACCTAGAAAGAAAACTCATTTGATAAACTGTAATGGATCTTTCGCGACACCATTCAACCTTAATTCGTGATGCAAGTGGGGGCCTGACGAGTCACCAGTATTACCTGTACGTCCTATTAATTGACCTTGAGACACGGTTTGACCTTGGCTTACTTCTACTTCACTTAAGTGAGCATAACGGGTCTCAAATCCGCCAGGATGTGTGATATAGACAACGTTACCGTATCGACCTCCACAAGAGCGATCGCCTACTTTACAACCTGTAACTACTTGACTGACTACGCCTCCTGCTGAAGCAAAACAATTTTCTCCGGTAGGGGTGCCAATATCAATACCTTTATGAGTACCAGAAGATCTAGGACCAAAAGGTGATGTTATAAGTCTAGTTTTGGTAGGAAATATAAAACCATTAGGATTCTTTTGATCGCTTTGAGCTGTGTCTATAGAACCGTTTTGAGTTGGATATTTATTACGCAAAGGACTATATACAGTGCCCGTAGTTTTCCAACCTGAAGATGCTGACAGAGTATGGGAAACTTCTTCGATAACCCACACACGATCTAAGAATTCAGTAATACCTTCTGTTAATAGTACGTCGTCTGGTGTTAGTTTAAGAATTTCGCTTGTAGTAGGAGTCTCAAAAGTAGCTACAATACCTTTTACTCGTTGTTCGTTAGCTTTACGATTACTATCGGCTAAATCAGATACACCATCAGTAAGAGGTTTAATACTGGCTAAATTTACACCTATTGTAGAAGCTGTATTTTGAGAGCCTAAGGTTTCGCTTTTTGTGGTCTCTTCTTGTACTAATAAACCTGTATCAGGATCAATATTATATTTTTTAACACCTGTAGACGTTAAATCACCAGGTTCAGCACTACGAGCACCTTGAGTAGAATTAGCCTTGTGCGATACAGAAAAATTAGTTAGGTTTTCACCTAATTTTAATCTCCACACAGGAAGATCCACTAACATCTCAGATCTCGCTTTTATCTGAATCTTATTATCGCCTACATTCTTAATAATAAGACCAATACGATCGCACTCTCTTGTTAATAACTCCCAATCTGTTTCGGCTTTCTGTTGTATATAAACATACTTCGGTCCCTCTACAGTCATATCCACAGTTAAACCGTAGTTGGACGAAATCTTCTCAGCTAACTCTTTTAACGTGATGTTAATATACGCTGAATTTTTCTTCGACTGGTGTAATACAAAAGCAGCAGCCGTACCGTCAAATTTAAGTATACTATTGTCATAAAGGTCATATTGTATACCTGTATGGATGAAACTATACCCAACTGAAGGTTTATTATCGAATCCCAAAAAAATTGTGATTTGTTGCCCAGCTAAGGTGGCTTCACGTTCTACTGATACGGGTGTAGTGTTGATCGCCAAACTATCTTGAGTATCCTCGGTAGGAGTTGATACCGCGTCAACGTTCATTGCTTGTATTAACGCTTCTGCCATAGGTAACCAGTTAGCGTATTTATCAGGGAAGGCTGAACGTTGTACACCTTGAGCGGCTACAGCGCGATCGTATCCAGAAGGATTTTGGTTTCTAGGAGTCCAAGAGAACAAACCAGGAGTACCTGGAGCTTTACCACCTTTTAGGAATAATCCAGTGGACCCACCAATATCAGTACGAGTGGCATAATCACCCCAAGGTTCTCTTTGCTGATACCAACCTACAGAATCACGATCTCCGCCTTTTTGAAAGACGAGACTCGATTCTTGCATTACAGTGATTAATGCGGTTTCAATATCTCTAGTAGATCCGCCAAGAGCTTTTACAGAAGATGCCACCTTAAAAGCGTTATCAACTTGAGTTTGATTTAGAGTTACACCACCATATACACCACTATTAGGAGCCTCACCAGCAAGGCTAGAACTAGCAGGAGTGTTATTAGCTCTTTGTTGTAGTTGATTAGGTTCTAAACCCTCTACATTCTTTACATAAGTGAAAAAATCATTAGCGATCGTCCGGTCTTTGTCGTAAATAGAAAAACTACACGTAGAAAGGTTATTACCTTCGTTCAACGATACGCTAACGTCAATTAAACGACCGTCGCCCCAATTAAATTCATAAGTGCGTAGATCGCGATCGTCGCTATTAGCGATTTCTGTAGATCCAGCACCAATAAGAATCTTTGCGTAGGTCATTCTTTCAAAAATATCTTCTACTTATATAAGGGTAGCAACTACAATAACCAAGATACTAACTGTTGAGGTGATAGACCGTCTACAGATTGTATAACGCTTAAATCTATCTCTTCAAACCTTTTATCATCAAAAAGGCTAAACACTCCTTCTAATTGTTCAGCTTTAGCTTTTATACGCGATTCTAATTGGTCTGAGATTTCCAATATTTTTCCAGTGATTTCTTGAGTTGGATCAAATTCATCGATATTAAATTCATCTGCCAACTCTCTAAATACTGATGGGTTACCATACAGTTGGCTAGCGATCGTGCTTAATGTTTGACCAGCTTGGATGTTAACTAGATTTGCCATTATCTAAACGCCGCTAAAGGTTCTAATTGTTGCGATTCGATATTATAAGATCCAAATCTTCCTAACGTTTTTGTATTATCAGCCATATTGATTTCATCAGCAGAAGGAATCAATATTCTCAATCTATTGGCTGTATACTCAGTTCTAATGTCAACAGGGAACTTATTTAGATTAGCTCCTATATAAGCTAACACTTTTTTACGCACTTCTTCTTTCTGGCGATCAGTTAACGTAGGAGCCGGTACGGTATTAGTACTACTACTATTGTCATTATTATCGGTAGTAACGATCGCTGTATAATTTAATTTTGCTCGTCTAGTACTAAAAGCGTTTGGTAACGTAGAAGAAGGTACTTCAGTTAAGTTTATGGATATGTTACCGATCGCTGGTTCGCCATTTAATACGGAAACAGTTTCCCATCGCAAATCTTTTAATATAGCAGGTCCAAATACAAAACTACCATATACAAAAGTGATTAAAGGTGGTGTTAAGGATTGGGTGTTTGGTAACGTTAATCGTCCTAAACCTTCAATAAGTTCTCTAGATGATTTACCCTCACTATAGGTATCAAATAATAAATTATCTAAGGTCAATGTAGTACCGCTGGTATTTCGATAATACATTGGTTGAATGGCAGTGCCACCTACATTGACCTCAGAATAGTTTACGCTCTTATTGAATTTTAAGGTTTCCGGGTTAAATAAAAATTGATACAGCACCTCTCCGTTTATACCCGTCAAAAATGACCTACTATAAGTCTTAGTAACAGGGGGTAAACTTTCCAAAACGTCAGGGTTTGCTATAGGTTCCAATATCATTTTTTACCTACACTGCGTATTGTTGAGATAATCTACGTTCGATTTGTTGAATCACCATTTCAGCGATCTCAGAAGGGTTTTGGTTGGGTTGGGTATTTATAGTAATACCACCTAATGAAATATTAGAACCTCTGTTGTTTAGAAGAGCTTGCTGTTGATTCCTAGTTAAAATCAATTCGCTAGTATTAGCAATAATAGGGTTAGCACCAGCAGGCATCGCTTTGAGTTCTCTACTAAAGGCGTCTGGTATAAAACCTTCGGCAGCGTTACCCAGTTTTGGAATTCTAGGTATATCTATCCCAGGTATTTTATCAAGTAAAGAGGTAAGGAAATTGATCGTGCTGATAAAGGTATTAATATAACCTTGGAAACCTTGTTTGATAAGATCCCATCCTAGCGATGCTACCTCTTTAAGAGACTCTAACCCTGATAAAATGTTGGCTTTGATAGTTTCCCAATTGTTCTTAATTAATAAGAACACACCTACTAATAATGCTCCTACAGCCGCGATCGCTAGTATAAGAGGTGCGGTTAATGTTATACCAATAGAAGCCGCAAGTACGGCTAGACCTCCTAATATAGCACTGGTTAAACCACCAATAGCTCCTGTAGCTAAGGGTAATAGCATCAACGCGATCGCTGAACCGATTAGAACTCTAGCACCTGTTATATAAGTATTAGGATCTAGATTAATCAAAAAGTTGGCTAAACCTTTGACTACACCAATCCCTATTTCACCAAGTAATAGGAGCACCGATCCGTAATCTATTGATTTAATCAACGTCGATAATTGATCTAAACCCTCTTGAAGAATTTGACCAAATAAGGTGCCTGTAGTTGTACCAATAGCGCCCCAATCTAGCGATCGCATCATTGCTACAGCGTTATTGATTAGATCAGCGATCATCTTCCCTATATCAGGTATAGACAAATTATCTAAATTTAGAAAAGTGGATAATTTGTCGCTAAGATCCAAATTCAATCTACTAAAGTCGAGTTTGTTTTCGGTGTTGTTAAAAATCTGTAAATAGTTGGTGAACCGAGCTACAAAGTTGTTAAATTTATCGATACCATTTTTTAGACTAACCATTGGATCTAGTCCAAGGTTATTCAACATAGTGGTGATAATACCGTTTTTACCAACAAATAATTTAACGGTTTCAACTAAGGATTTATAGACACTACCACCACTAGAATCCAATTCTCTCATTATACCGAACAAGCCGGTAGTAGGGTCAAAGAATCTAGTATTAAAAACTTCTACAATACCAGACACACTTTGAGATAATTTATCGATCATCTCGTCTGATAATAAGACGTTTTTAAGTCCTGTTAGAGTTTTTACTCGTTCCTCTTGAGTAAATTGTTTCCACTCTTTGCCTAAGTCATTTTGAGCTTTTTCTAGCCCTTTCATAAAGGCTACATTGCCACCAAAGAAATCATATTGTCTGATTTCGTTTAGAGTGGCGTTGCCTGCTAACAGTTTTTCTGAGCCTAGTAATACTTTAGCTTGATCAGCTTCGCCACCTACAAATTTAAGTAACGATACAATATCAGTAGTAGCTTTCTCCCAATCTTTTACGTTAAGCGTTCCATCAGCGTTCTGAAACGCTCTAGCAACGTCGTTAGCGATTACGTTAGATAGGGCCAAATACTCTTTGGTGGCACCAGGAAGGACCGCAGCAGCATCTACTAGCTTCTTATTTAGAGAAGTAATATAATCCTCAGCTACGGTAAGGGAAATATTACTAAATTCAGCCGTAAGATTGTTTGCGGCTTTTAGAGCGGACATACTAACGCTGTTGGCTTCAGAAAACGCTCTAGTCATACCAATACCGCCAGCGATCGCAGCAGCACTACCCGCTATAATGCCGCCTAAGGCTACACCACTTGCAGCACCTAATAGGTTAAACCCTTTGGAACTAGCCGCAACATTTCTTTGTAGACCTTCGATGACTCTAGACGCTTCATCTTTTGCGATCAGTACGGTCTTAACAACGTTATTTAACATCTTTGCCCACTCAAATTATGTTGGGTTCCCATTCAAAATTGCCAGCCATAGAGTTGACCATCTTCTGTCGTTCAGCTTCTTCGTATGATAACCGTTCTAATACTTTGGATCGGTTGAACACTTCAGTATGGTAAATAGCCTCTGATACAGGCATATCTAATAATCTAAAATACGATTCAGATATGCAACCACCAGAGACTATAACTAACAACGCTACAAAGTCAGCGATCGCGTAAGTGCGACCTTGACAATCAAATATTAGTTGCTTTTTCGTTGAGATATTCAAAGACAGATTGAAAGTTAGCTAGGCCAGCGCCTAACACCTCCACGTCCTCTACTGATATATCATCACAGAACTGGTCAAAATCCGTAACTTTATAAGGTTCTCCATTCTTTTGGTGAATGCACAATGAAATAACTTTCATCGCCACACCTAACTGGGTTTTAACAAGAGGATCTTCAGAATTAGTCCAACTTTCTAATTCCATAAATGCTCTGACTTTAGGTTCTTTCATCCCGTATTCGGTGCCGTCTTTTATTTTGACAACAACCGAACCGTCCGATAGTTCTTGTACTTTAATATGGTTAGAAGACGACATTGTTAGACCTATTTAGAAAGAAATTAAACAAACGTATGGATGAACGATCGCTCTCATATCACAACAAGAGCGATCGTCCTTTTAGGCTATTGCCATTTATAATCGTCTAGAGAGAACTTCACCTCTAGTCTAGAAGCTGTGTCACCAGCTCCAGTGTCCATACCTTGCATAATGGCGATCTCAGAAATTCGACAGCCGTATAGATACAGAACGCGATTACCTCTGAACTCCACATCGTTGGTTCTCTTTACAAAGCGTACTTCACACTGAAATTCATCACCGGCTTTCATACGTTGAGCCCAATCGTAGGCTGCAATATCTTCAGCATCTTCAGGGGTGATAGTACGAGTGATAGTCACTTCTTCAAGGCTGCTACTACCAGAGGCAGTAAAACGCTTACGATTAGATTGACCGTCACTATATTGAGCCCGAGAAATAGTCTCTCTTAAGCCTGAGAATGTTTCCCAGGCTCCAGGAACGCCTGTTACCGTAAACAGGCAGTCGGCGTTGGTGACTGGATTCTTGCTAGCTAGCTTTACCATTGATTTGATTCCTTGTTAGTACGTTGATGTTAATTAGAAACTTGACCAGCAGCAGCCGCATCTTGGACAGCTCCCAAGTTAACGCGAATGGTGTTTACAAGCAGCTTCTCCAAGATGGGAGAAGGTGCTGCATACACTTCAAGTAGCACGTTGCCGTTCTCTAGATCGTCAAGTTGATTGTTCTCCAAAGAACACTTGACCGCATAGGCATCAGCTTCAGTGGCCCCAAATAGAGCCTTGCCTAGCCATAGTCTGCGACACACAGAGTTGGCAGTACCTTCGATACGCTGGAATAGGATAGAGAATCCGTCAATCGTACTGAAAATATCGTAATCAAATGCTCCTCGTAAGGTGCCATTCAACACGTTCATAATCACGCGGGTATGCACAAAGGTGTAGTAGCTATTACTAGAACGAGTACGAGCCGCCCACGATACAACACCAATGTTCAGTAAAAATCGCACTAAGTTGATACCTAGAGGATTTAATACCGATTGTTCAGTATTGGTGAACCGCTTAGTAACATTTATTACGCCAGCAATAGGATAGTTAGCACCAGCGGGAGGTTCTTGGAAACCTTGTTGACGATAACGCTTAGTGGCAATACCAGCGATCGCTGCTGAACTAGGAACGGTATTACCTTCAAGGTCTGTTAGGTAAGGAGCATAGAACGCTAGGTGACCTTGAGCTGTAGCATATAGCTGACCTTCAGCTTGTACAGCGGCAACGGTGTTCTGGTTAGGAGCGCAATCTACAAGAGCTACCCAGTCGTAATCCTTGTCGGCGGCGAGGTTTTCCATAGCCACACCTACAGCTTGACGAGCAACGGATGTAGAGAGATTTTGGAAAGCTTCAGGTGCAATAATGAAACCTTGCTCTAGATTGCGACCACCAATAGTATCAAAGGTTTTTTCGATCGCGTAAACGTAATCGTAAGAGTTAGGTAGAGAAGCAGGAGTAATGTTGGCGATGGTCAACAAAGCGTTAGTGGCAGCTACCGTTAGTGATTCTTCAGGGTCAGAAGACCGAATGATGAATTTATTAGGTGCGGTAGATGTCGCAACAACTTCGTCACCAATGTCAGAAGAACTAATAGAAGCAATGAATTTAGCAACAGCTTGGGTAGGTGTATCACCTACTACAATATTAGTATCAACAGCTTCACCGTTAATAGTAATAGTCACTACTTGAGTGGTAGGCGAACCTACGGTGACTTCAAAAACAGGAGCGATCGCTGTTCTGATAAAATACAGCTTACCTTGGCGATCATTACGAAAATACAATTTGACTGAATTAGTGGAAGCTGATGCACCAAATTGGTTTGTAAAATCTTCCACATTGTTGACTAACGTAGGAAAATTATAGTCGCCTTCTTCAGACGAACCAATCATATATACAGTCGAAAAAGAAGCTAATTCAGGAACTCGATAACCGCCAGTCGTCTCAGTAATGAAAACGCCGGGTCTTGTCAGGTTGGCAAAGGCTAAGTTTGACATTTTAGTAACTCAACAGTAATTAAAAAAACAAACACAACAAATCAAACAACACTATCAGGAGGCGATCGCGTCATCCACCACCTCCCTCAGACCCAGCGTTTAATTCATACCGTACTAAAGAAATGCTATTGTTACTATCCAAAACATTGTCATCAAAGTCCCCTATATCAGACCTGTATGTATTGATACCAATATTTCTTACTTCGACACTGGTATCAAGGTCAGGATCTACCAATGCAAATTCGTCAGGTAAATCGTACTCTGTCACTTGAAAATCTATTAAATATTCTACGTTCACATAAATTATCCAATCGTTTTGTTGACGTTCTTCTCGTTCAATGACAATTGGATAATCAATCTGTGTAGACTGAATAGATCTAATTCCTTCAGCACCTCCACCAAAATTTAACATAGGCGATAACTGAAGAAATTGAGCCAGTCGTTCAAAAGCGCCAACGTTTAATCCATTATAAGGTAGTTGGCTTGGTAATCGATATTTTAATTGAAATCTAAATTTACCAAGACCCGTTACAATATTGGTGGAAATCTTTGTATATACCAGTTCGTATGCTGGTAACACCGTTAACGTGCAAGCATAACGATTAGTTTCAGCTTGCCAATGTTTAGGTGGATCTAAATCTTCAGAACCTATATAAACGTTGGCGGTGATGAAATTTTTTAATGCTGCTGTAACTGTAGAAATATTACTCGCCATTAATCGTAGTCCGATCTGATGATAAGTTCCCAACGAGTTATATCGTCGTCTATAACTGCTAACACATAAGCTTTTTTATCGTAAGATGTGATCTGATCGCAATTGATAATAGGATTCACATATACGTCGATACGCTTAGATGTTTTAGTGTTACCAAAATAGGCGATCGTTCCTTCTAGAAATTTATTAATTTCAGGAACTCTACCTAAAATCACACGGTAATCATTTTTGGTTACTGTTATACCAGCCCCTACTTGAGAAAAAGTAAGCCCTACTTGACGATCAGACACCCTACTTATATAAGGATGGCTAACGTGTAAATCGTTATACGACGAAGAGATCGCTCCATCGATGCTTGTTATAGTCTCAATGCGAAATAAAATGGCTGATAATCGCTGAGGTACACCTAATCGAGCTTCGATTTTGCCAGCAATAGTGTCTTCGTATTTAGATAGACGTTCAATTAAAGTCATTATCCAAATCCCTTGTTGATTTCACGATTGAGTCTATCAGCAATG